CAGCTGATGCTGCAAACTCAATAACACTTGCAAGTGGTAATTTAGTTTTGAAGGTTCTACTGCAAATGATTTTGAAACAACCATATCTGTCACTGATCCTACAGCTGATAGAACAATTACTTTTCCGGATGCAGCTGGTACTGTAGTTTTATTAGGATCTTTAAGTGTAGCAGGTGGTTCAGGATTAACATATAACTCTGGTACAGGTCAGTTTGGAACTAGCTCGATACCTAATTCTCAACTAGCAAATAGCACAGTAACCATAGGATCAACAGCTATATCTTTAGGATCAAGTGCTACAACAATAACTGGATTATCATCTTTAACTTCAAGTGCTTTAGTAACTGATGATAATGGATTTAGGGTAAGAGATAATTCTGATAATACAAAACAATTAGCTTTCGAATGTTCAGGAATTTCAGGTAGTACAACTAGAACCATGACTGTCCCTGATAGTGATGGGACAATAAGTACAGAAAGTTTTGCTACCGCAATAGCAGTGGCGTTAGGATAGTATTATGGCAACCCAAGTTCAATTTAGAAGAGGAACAACAGCTGAGCACTCAGGATTTAAAGGTGCAGATGGTGAAGTAACTGTAGACACCTCTTTAAAAACTGTTGTTATTCATGATGCATTAACGAATGGTGGTTTTCCAGTATTAAGACAAGATGGTTCTAATGCTCAATTTGAAAGAGGAGTAACAACATCTTGTGCTCTTAAATTTGCTGGCGATCCAAATACTGGATTAATATCACCAGCTGCAGATGAAATAGCCCTAGTTACTGGTGGGTCTAGCCGTCTTACAATAGATGCTAATGGAGCTGCTACTTTTACAGGTAATGTCCAAGTAAGTGGAGATTTATCAGTAACAGGTAAGTTTGATTCCGGGGAAAACTTAGCATTAATTATTGCTTTAGGATAATATGGCAAACACCTTCAAAGTCGATACAAAATCAAGTTGTGTGACAGATGCACACACTAGTTCAAATGCAAATGTCCTATCAGCTGGCGGTTCTGCCACATTAGTTCTTTTAAGTATTTTAGTTTCAAATAAAACAGGAGCTAGTGCGGATGTAGATGTTTTCTTAGTTACTAATACAGGAGATGATGTTTTTCTTTTAAGAAATGCACCAGTGCCGGCAGGTTCTTCCTTAGAAATAATTAGTGGATCAAAAATAATTATGGAATCTAGTGATGTTTTGAGAGTTAGAACTGACACAGCTAGTGCGGTCGATGTTGCAGTAAGTTATCTAGAACAGACATAAAATGGCATTAACAGCAAATAATGATCTTGTTACTTTATCTGCTAATTTTGAAAGTCTCAAAGCCAAAGTTGAGGCAATTGAGATTATTGTATACGGAGAAAAAGTTTTAGAACTTGATGATTCTACTTGGGAAAATATTCGAAAAAAAAGAGATTATATTTTAAAATCTACAGATTGGACTGCAGTACCAGGATGTAGTGTTGATCAAGCTCAATGGTCTGCATATAGACAAAATTTAAGAGATATTCCACAAACTTTTACAGTAATTACAGATGTTGTATGGCCGAGTCAGCCATCTACT